GATATTGGAATCCGATGGCGCTTTTATATAAAAAAGCGAAAAATAGGGTTGAAATGCTAATTTCGCAATCTTGCTCCTCCGAAAAAGGGAGCAACCTTCCCTCACCACTTACTCTTCTTCACATTAATCTTCGGTCCCTTGCTATTTTTCGCAGCATTAGGGTCATACGACTGCTCGCCTTCGTCATCAGAACCGAGATTCTTGGAGATTTCCCAGAACTCCTTACTGCCGAGCTTGAATGGCCCGTGCTGTTGTGCCTTATACCAGAAGATTTGGTCTTGTAATTTGTTGGATTTCGCGTTATTATTGATGACGAGACACTCGTAATTCTCGGTGCACTGGTCCATCACCTGACAAAAGCTCTCAAAAGTGGGGAACATACCCGCATAATTGTCGTAGATTCGCTTACGATTGCAATATATGGTTCACGGAGGATAAAAACGTAGTCGATATTCGTGCGGAGATTTGGAGGGATACCAAGGGGATATTGCATTGTGATGACTAACATTATCTTCCAATGACGTCCGTTCATAAAGAGGAGGCGCATCATCACGTCCTTCGTCCATTTGTTATCATACAAGCAATCATCCAAAACGACAAATGTGCGCGGGTCAATGGATGACTTCTTGTATGTATCCATTTCCTTTTTCACTTGCTTTAAAACTGCCTTCTGGCGCTTAAGGATGTTCTCGATGATGGCCGTATTATAAGCGTCGTGAATGAATAATTTTGGGACGTGTGCTGCGAAGAAGCCGTTGCCTGCTTCTGTTCCAGAGATGACTGTCCCGATGGGGATATCCTGGTGATGAAACATCAAATCCTGGACGAGGAAACTTTTACCGGTATCACGACGTCCAATGAGAACGATGACTGGGCCTTTGTTTTCATCCGGACGAAAACTGATAGACTTCATTTCAAACTTTGCGAGTTCTAAATTCATCGTATTCTCTGTAGATAATAATGATAAACACTATTCGTAGTAATAAACACAACATATATTATTTTTATCACATTTTTACGAATAGCGTCCCGTTTAAAATGCATATAAAACTTCTATTTATCAATCATATCACTCTTTTATTTAGAATATACATTTAGGAACAATGAGCAACAACCACCAAAACGCACCAGCATTCCAACTTCATTATCGTAAACATAAATATACTCCGGACACAATAGAACCGGCATTCTTGTATAATATTCAAAATTACATACCGATTTATTCGCGTTTTTTTGATATCAACGAAACCAATTATAATGCAATTCAATTGAACCAAAAATATTATTTACAGAATATTGTATCTCATCCGACACAACATATTGATGATTATGACAGCTGCTCTGGTGAACGCACTTATTCCCTAAACCATTTAGAAACGATAATTGCAGACGACAATGGAAATACCAACAATGTTCCGATTTTTGTTAAATATTCGCCTCTTCTGGACCCTATCCGTTATTTATCTGGTAAATATGATACCCATCACAATGCCAAACCACATACGCTTCCAAGATATGATTCTACGCCGGATACATGCGAAGAAAAAATGTTGAATACAAACAATTCATCTTATGTTGACGGATTCTTCTCTTATTTGACGAGTCGCACACTTCACGAACATAAAATCATACACGGGCTTGACTATTATGGTAGTTATTTATGTAAACAGCGCGAATTTTCCACAAATGTATATGACGATATTGACTATCTTGTGGGTTGTTCGTTTTTCAATACTTATGAAAATGAACTATTCAGTATTGATTATTCACAATTTGGAGATGAAGAGATGGGTGAATCCTCAGATGTCAATATAAGTAAACTAATGAAAATTCGTAACAAAATGAAACCTATTATTGGTGTGACTGGAGAAGAGTATTGCAATGAAAGTAAAGACCGTATTGACATTCTTGGTGCAGTTGACATTTGTGATACTGTATCAAATATTGATGCATCGCATATCGCTGAAACGACGGAATGTATAATGGAACCGAGTCCAGTAGAAATCGTAGAATTAGATTTATCAGAAAATATTCTTGAATCCACCGCGGCATTGTCTTCAAAACATAGAACAAGAGACAATGATGATACAAGTCTAAGTGATTCATCGCAATCAAATTCTTCGTATACTACGATAAGTAATAGCGAATGTGTCGGTGACAGAGACAGCGATAGCGATAGCGATAGCGATAGCGATAGCGATAGCGACGGTGAAGCCGTAAAGGTAGATGATTCTTCATTTGATAGCGCAAGTGTAAGTGACGACGGCACCTACGATAGCAGTGACGAACAAATCATTGTAAAAATCAAAGATTTTCCGATTCAAGCGATTCTTCTTGAAAAATGCGTCAATACACTTGACCATATTATGATGACAGATGAAGTGACAAAGGATGAATGGATGTCTATTCTTTTTCAAGTGATAATGACACTCATCATTTATCAAAAAATGTTCGCGTTCACACATAATGATCTTCATACAAACAATATAATGTTTATTGAAACAACTGAAGAATTTATATACTACTTATATGAAGACCAGTATTACAAGGTTCCAACATACGGTCGCATTTTCAAAATTATTGATTTCGGACGCTCGATATATAAATTCCGAGGAGAACTTATATGTAGTGACAGTTTTCATCCAAAAGGAGATGCCGCCACACAATATAATTTTCCACCTTATTATAATCCGGAAAAACCTACAGTAGAACCTAATTTCAGTTTTGATTTATGCAGACTTGCGTGTGCTCTCTTTGATTATTTTATTTACGATTTGCATAAGGTGGAAAAATTGTGTAAATCAGACCCAATTATCCGATTGATTGTGAAATGGGTCACAGATGATAAGGGTCGCAACGTTCTGTATAAATCCACGGGTGAAGAACGGTATCCTGATTTTAAATTGTATAAGATGATTTCACGGACGGTTCACAATCACGTCCCTTCTAATGAGATACATAATCCATTATTTGATGGGTATAAAATAACGTATAAAAAATACAAGAAGCACGCGGCATTTGCGGCGAAGTTCTTGAAAGATGGGCGAAACACGCATATCTTTATGAATGTGGATAATTTACCGGTATATGATGATGTTTAATCGTGACCGTGAGTCAGATTCACTCACGACAATTGCATTGTTCACGGCGCATTGCTTGTTGTTGTTCACGACGCCGATTGAGATATGTATTTCGGTGTGCCGGAACACCATTCTTTGCAATGAACTCAATCTGACGCATCGTCCATCCCATTGAACAACCGGAATGTCCGACCTCCATATTGTTTTGAACTGCTGAAACGACTGAGTTCTCACCGGCACTAAACATGAAGCCGCGGTCGGATGGCGGACTATATTCCGAGAGATATTTCCATACATACATTTCCTTATTTTTGAATCTTGGTTCTTGACCAGTGATAATAATGGCTCTCATTCCATCACGAACCATATAAGCTGAGTGGTCGCATCCAAAATAGGTTAGGTCGCAATCTCTCACCGCTTCAAACGTAAGAGGCCAGTATTCATTTTCAGCCGCGGTGGCGGTGGCGGTAGCGGTAGCGGTAGCGGGGTCACGTTCTAGGTGAACAGTAACAGTTTCGGGAGCGACAACCTCAGTAGTGGAAACAACCGTAGCAGACGACATTACAGTGATGTGATATCCTTGCCATATGATTTTATATAAACATAACGATTCAATTTTATGTTTATAGTATTTGAAATATATAATAATATAAACACTATAATATACATAATATAATAATGGAATCATCGTCTCCAACTCTACCCAATCGTCAACGCGATACCATTACCATTGAAGGTACGACATATGACATTACCGATTTCAAACATCCAGGTGGGAGTATTATCAATTACGTAAAAAACACAGCGGATGCGACCGATACTTTTCGTGAATTTCATTATCGTTCTTCTGATAAAGTGAATAAAGTTCTTCAGTCACTTCCAAAATGCGAATACAATGGTAATAACAATCCAGCGCCGGAATTGACGGAACATCAGAAGGAAATGACCGCTGATTTCCGAGAGATGCGGGAGAAACTCATCCAAAACGGATGTTTTGAACCCGATTATATCCACGTCTATTTCCGCCTTCTTGAAATCGCATTTTATTTCGGGATGGGGACGTGGTTAGCATCGCATAATATCTACGCATCCATTCTCTCGTTTGCCGTGTTTAAGATGAGATGTGGATGGGTTCAGCACGAAGGAGGTCATCTCAGCTTGACTGGGTCGCGCACCATTGACCGCGTGATTCAGTCGTTTACAATGGGATTCGGAAATGGCGTTAGTGGAGCGTTAACAAATATTACACATTTTCGTCATCACGCGGCACCACAAAAAATAAAGCGTGATATGGATATGGATACAACACCACTTGTCGCATTTTTCAATCGCGCATTTGAATCATCCTATCACGGTAACTTACCAGCGCGTTATATGAGTCGTTGGTGGATGCGATTTCAAGCGTGGCGATTGATGTTATCCAACTTAGACCAGGTTGGAAAACACTATTATGAAAATGGCGTGGATACTTTCAACAAACACGAGCACAAAGAATAAATATGTAATGAATGAGAATTAAAATCCGGGTGTATCTACAAATACTGCAGGTGCGCCACCGCCGCTGCCACCACCCCCGCCACTGCCACCCATTATATTCTCAAATTGGTTCAAAACAAATACGGCTAAAATAGCAGAAATACATACAACAACTGAATCACGAATCAGAACTTTTACAGGTTTTCTGTTATCCACATCTACAAACCGCATTTCTATAAATTTTAATAAAAAATATACAATTGCAACAACCGCACCGATAATTGCTAATTTTGAAGAGTTGAACATTTATTTTGTAATAAATAGTATGAAATATACGAGAGTGTATATAGTTCTAATCAATATTGCACTATATACATACAAATTCAATTATTTATTCATTTTATACGCGATATACGCGATTTATGATGTTTGAAATGCTAACATTACTGGAGGATAACAAACATAAAAAACACCTCCAGCGATTGCTAAAAATACAAAAGAAAAGATGAAAATCAAAATGTCTAACAGAAATATATTATCATACCATTTGCCAGGTTCTTCTTCATCGGCCATTATTGTATGTATACATAATAGACGTTAATATTTATTATCATTCTCATTCTCATTCTCATTCTCATTCTCATTCTCATTCTCATTATCATTCTCATTATCATTTATGAAATGGTTTACGCCAATACTTCAATATCGTCTAATAACGGTGGTGCATTGATATATTGCGATTCATTTAATGTATGAATGTCCAATGTGTCCAACTTGATATCATCACCAATATTCAAACGGACACCATCATCGTCATCGTCTGCATCATTTATATTGTCTTCTTCACGTGACATATATTCGTTCTTTCTCTCGCTAGCATCCGTTTCAAATGTTCTCACCTCGTTTTCTCCAAATGATACACCACTTGTGTTATTGTTGCTAGATGGTTGTTCAGCATAACTAGACAATGCCGACGACGCCGACGACGACGCAGACTCACTTCCATTAATTTCACCTACAAAATCAAGTTGACCGATTGTATTACTGGCACTTTTTCCGTCGGCTTCTCCATCGCCACCGTCGCCACCGTCTTCACTTGAAACGCGGGTTCTCTCACGATGCCTTCTTCGTCGCGTGCTTCCGTGACTTGCCCGGCGCCTCGCCGAGAGATTGGCGTCCTCTTCCGAGAGAATAGGTTCTTGTTGAATCACTTCTTCATTTTCTGTGACTTCCACAACATCTTCAATCGTTTCTTCTAAATACATCTTAATCAAATCTTCAACGGGTATATTATCGCGAATCGTATTATAAATGCATTCCTTCACAATGATTTCAAACTCACGATTATTACGCTGAATATTAAGTGGTGTAATCCCCATTTCAAAAATATAGACATTTGAATATAATTTTCTCGCGGTATTCACATATATTTTATGAATGAAATCCGATAGTTGCGGAATTTTAATGTCAACTTTCTTCTGTTTGGTTCCAACTCGCATTACAGTCATACACTTCAGATGAATAATGTGAACGCACGTAATAAGGTCTTCTAAATATCCACACGTGCTTTTCTCTTTGATTCGTACTGTCTCATCCTTAATGATATTTGGATTCCATTTGGGAACTCGCGAGAGAAGATTCTGAAATGTCATCAAATATTTATCTTGTTCTTTGGACCCAACACACAATTTGACTGCTTCGTCAAATATGGACCGAAAACCTTCCTGAATAAGGGGAGTTAATATATTGACAAGACGTGATGCCCATTCGTTTTTGGATTCGTATAATGATGTCACCGAATAATCGTCCATTGCACACGCACGTATATTGTTAATAGAGTATGTAGAATAGTATCTACATAAAAGAAATATTTTCTAAACTAACGTTACAACGAAATACTATAAAGTGAAGAATAAATAATAATAGTAGTTTCTCATTTCTAAATTCTTTGCGCACTTTATCAAACATAATCAGAAGTTCGTATCTTCGGAGTTCTATCATTCCGGGATACTTATGAATGAAGTCAATCACATCTAAAGCACTGTAACCTTGTTCGTATAATAATTGAGACAAATCCAGTATTTTAATATACTCTTCTCGTGTAGGAGGGCAATGTGTTTTCTGATTTACATCACCGCCACCGCCACCGCCACCGCCACCGCCACCGCCACCGCCACATTGTAAAGAGCATCCATCGTCACGTAGTAGAAAACTCGGATGAATGCGAATCAATGTTTCTAGTGTATGAGGTTCTCTCGCTTTGATGATTTTATAAGTATCACACGATTGGTCTGCAAAATAACTATGTAGGTTTACAGCGTGTTGTTCTTTTTTCACATCAAAAACTGGAGGTGGAATATAAATGTCACAAAATCGCGAGAGAATCGGTTTCAGTAGACTATCTTTGTTTTCAACGACAATAAAAAATCGCGTAGATAAGCTGAATAATTCAATGCAGCGACGAAGTGCAGATTGTGCATCAATCGTTAATTTGTCTGCATTTGTAAGAACAACGGATTTGAAATTTTCGCCATCTTTCAAGTCAATATTCGTCTTTGCAAAAAACTTCAATTCTTCGCGGATAAATCGTATCCCTTTTCCGTGTGCGCAATTCGCGCGCATAACATAATTTTTTATTGCAGTTTTATCCCCATCATACACTTGATGAATAAACCGATTCAACATATACGTTTTACCTGACCCATTTGGTCCATAAAAAATAATGTTTGGAATTTTCCGGTTTTTGATGAACACATCTAATTTATTATAGATACTTTGATGAATTCCTCCGAATTGAGATAAACTTGTCATTATTGTTGGATATAATGACAAATTATGTTTAATAGCTTTGCACCACCGATTTCGGGGGGGGGGGGGGAGAGGGAGGGGAGAGGGGAGGGCAACTTTATAAATTAATATGTTGTTCGTATGGCATCACTTTGGATAAACTTCCAGGCATATTGCTCTTCCCGTCATTGATATCTCCGCCGCCACTTCCACTTACTTGACCATCTGTATAATAATAGTTAGTGGTGTAATAATACGTCATTGGTCTTGATGCAGCATAAAACGGCGACTCTTCTTCGTATCCTTGACCGTTATACATTCCAAGATACGCCGTTGCTGCTGGTGAACCATCTTCATAATAATACGCATTATGTTTGGCGGTGCGTTTACTACTTGCAGGGTCATTTGGGTCAATCCAGTTTCCAATTCCACGGATGATGTTACCAGTAGCGTCGCGGATAGAACCGAATAGTCCTGGAGAATCGGCGTTAGGTGTACGCGTTTTCTGAGGTCCATATCCTCTAAAGTTCCGAGTAATTCCGCGGCGATAAATGTCCTCTTCGTCTAGACTGGAATAACTTGTATCGCGTGCAATATTGTCATACTGTGTCCGAGTTGTCGCCAATAGATTCTTTTCAATCTGGGTTCCATCCGGTAAATAAGTCGCCCATCGCGTGACTTTCAGACAGTCGGCGTCAATGCGGCACGCATCGGAACCTGTCTGGCCGGGATTATTACACTTCCACGGGCATTTTCGCATAAGAAGTATATTATTGCCTTCCGCCGATTTAATAAGATTACCACTTGCATCCATCCTGAAGATATTTTGACAGTTGCCTTCATTACTGGATAATGTGGATGGTTCGGTGCATTTACGCACGTGACCATCATCACCATAACGCCAATTTGCACCATCATACCACGAATCAGGATGACTCGCGATAAGACGATTGCGACGAGCTACCGCGACATCATATTTCAGTTGTGCATCGGTCTTTGCTGTCTCGGTCGTTGCGGAACGGAGTGCCTTATATGCGCTTTCATAATCCTTCTGTGCTTCAATCGCCCAGTTCATTTGACGTTTTACGTCGGAGATTAGGACATTTGCGGCGGCACTGGTCACGTAAGTGGTTCCATCACTTGCGGTTCCGGAACTTGTAGGGGTGCCAGTGGACACGGTAGTCGCTGCACGAGCTTCAATCGCCGGGAGAATATATTCGCCCTGGTCCAGAACACCACCATCCACTGTAAATGCATTGTTAAGAGTGGCGCCGGATTTATAGGTGCGGATTTTCGCCGACGTGGTGCTCGTTTTCGCCGCAGGTGTTTGAAGACCAGCGATAGTTAATTTCACAGGAACATTGTTTGGCACAGACCCCCCTAATGTAAATGCAACAACGTTCTGACCACCACCGTAAGTATTTACATCGGATGTAATAACACCGGCACTTGAAATGGTTGACAATGTATCTTGAAGACTTGTGCTAGGATTCGTCCATACAAAAGAGATACCCAAGTCAACATTTGCTGTGCGAGTGACATAGGGAACTTGAACTAAGAAAATATCACCCGATGATAGAGCATTTGTAAGCATTAATGTCATTGAAAATGCGGTTGCAGTCCCGGTATAATTTGGGGATAACTGCGGACTTTCTGTCGTGATTTTACGGCACGGCAAAAATGACGCCAATCCAGAGTAGGTCGTATCATTAAAGATACGCAATTGTTTCGTGGCGTCAGACGGCCATAAATTTACGAGGACTAACGTCTGTGGACCACTAGAAGGCTCTGCATTGCTTGTAAGTGACACATTTGTCACATCAGCACTAGCGGGTCCCGCACTCGTTCCTGGCGTGATTTCATTGTTCACCCATTTCAGGCCAGAGATTTCAAGTGCGTATTTTCCGGCAGGAATGGGATTGGCGGTTTGAATCGTATATGTAATAACACAATATCCGACATCAGCAACTGGTGCTGCACCTGATGCACCCGCCGCAGGAACCGTGACCGCCAAGCCACGACTTTCCGCCGCAGTATCCAAGTCAGTCGCTGTTCCCGTCGCGGTGCCAACAGTAGCTGGCAATGGACCAGTATACGCACGCATCGTGGCTTTCAATCCCGTCGCAGTCGCATTTTGGATATAATACGTAGGAACCTTTA